CTTCTTCTTCTTCTCTACAACAGCCTTCGTAGCCTCACTCTTAGCATTGAAATACTTACCTAATAGTGGCCCAAGAGAAGCAACATCATCAACAGTCTTAGAAGCCTGTTTAATGAGCTTTACAGCACTTTGTATCCCTGCTAGAGCGCTTACTGGATCTATGGGCAACATTCCAAAACCTCTGGTAAGTTGTAATATTGTTTTATTGACGCTCAGATATGTTGTACTGTCCAACAGCACTAGGTGCTAAAACACTTCCAAGCGGTGCTGACTGTTGGGAAAGTAGACCGCCAACACGCTGTAGTAGCTCTGGTCGTTGGCGTAACAACATATCAATTGCCGCTTGCCCAGCAGGACTGTAAGCAGGAGGAATAATGCCAACCGCAGGAATTGCTACTTGAGGTTGAGACAACAACCCAAAACCACCAACAGTGGATGCCGCAATGCGACCCTCTAATGTTGATCTTGCTGTATCTCCAAGAACCTGAACTGCCGCATCGGAGATTTCTTGTCCTTTAGCACGACCTTTAGCAAATGAAGTTTTACGTCTTGTTTGATCTTGTTGGCGAACAGCAGTATTGAATTGTTTTGGCGTGAAAACACCATTGTCTGCACCAGAATTAGCAGCCGCTACATTGATAATAGATAGATCACTGTATGCACTATCTATCCTACGCAACTGAGATGTTTGCTTTGGATTCTGGAAATACAATTCTTTCTTGATAACACCAAGAACATCTGTTAAAGCCTCTCCAACCTCACGTTCGGAAGCTGTTGAGCTATTGGCATAGTTGCTTGCTTTCTTACGCAAATCACTCTCAATGCCTTTGTATGTTTGACCATCTATCTTTTGACCAGCAAACTTACCAAAAACAATGTCATTCAATGTTTCAGTAATTTGCGCTCTTTGGTTTGAATCCAAACTTTTAGCCTTACTCAAAGCACCAAGAATATTGCTAGTTGTTGCAAAGTTTAAGTCAAATGACATCTTCGACAAAACATCGTCATATTTCTTAGATACTTCATCAGAAGCATAAGCGATGGCATCTCTGCCAACAACATCAGCAGGTAACTTATCATTAACCTTCTGGAGAGCTTTGTTGATTACACCTTTGTTAAAATCAAACAATACTCTCTGTCTAGCATTCTCAATACTTGAACCAATTAGCGGTAAGTTTTGAGCGAACTCTTCGATTGTCTTAAATTGACCACCAAGAGTTTGACCTGTAGTTGGAGTAATACCAAGATCACGCATGGTTTGCTCTGCTTTAGAGACTAACGGGTTAAGTACTCGACCCGCACCAGCAACAACTTTTTCACCAATAGGGCCAGTAACTGCACCCAAAGCAACTTGTTCAGTCTTCTGTTCGCCAAAAGTACCTTCTCCAACAGCAGGTTGCATAGCGCCACTAACAGCACCACCCGCTGCCGCTTGTCCAACAGTAGATACACCTCTTGCCCTTGCTAATTGAGCAACTCTAGCCGCAGGTAGTAAACTAGCTGGGTTTAGGATATTGCCACCCAATCGTGCCACATCAAAGCCAGAGCCACCTTGAGCCTCACGTTGAGCTTGATATGCTTGCTCTTCAGCTTTAGCCATCTCATCAAGACGCTTTGCCTCTTCAGAGAAGTATTGGCTGACAGGATTAGGCGTAGTGCCACCTAAACTGGTAATACCCGCTAAAGCACGAGGAAGCAATTGAGCCGCACCAGTGATTGGGTCTTTTAAACCCATCAAGAATCCAGATGAAGGAGGAGCAACTGGTGGTTGAGCAGGTTGTGGTTGCAAAGAACTCTTAATTCTTGCAAGTGCCGCATCCTCAGTCAAGCCATCAGGCAACTCATAAGACACACCCTTGTATTCATAAATGGTAGGCATGATTACTTATCCTTCAATTTGATGGGATTTTGAGGAGAACCAAGAGGTGCATTTATTGGTGCTGTTGATAAAGGCTCATTCTTACCAGCAGAACTTGCTTGTTTCTGAAGTCGCTCAATGTTGTTCCTTGTTTTTCTCTCAGCACTTTCCAAAACACGCAACATTGCTTTTGGCTCCATCCTTAAATCGCCAGCAACAACTTTTTGTAGATATTTCAACTCTTCATTAGAGTCATTACCACCGAACTGTTGCAATCTAGGAATAACAATTTCACCAATGTTTGCCATGAATACTTCAGTGTTTTCGACCTTTTGTGGGCTTCCAATACCAGTAAACTTAGCAACAAATTGCTTTTCAGGGCCATACGCACCAGCATAGATGCCTTGATTGACAATTTTAATAGCATCATCAAATGCAGTCTTCAAAGAGAATTGCTGTTCAATGTTGGCTACATTAGTACCAATTATTTCACTAGCCTTTTTAGCAGCCGCACCAGTATCAACATTGATTCCACCAATGGTGACATTGCCTGTACCTTTGCCAGCACCTTCAACCTTCTTAGTTGCGTATTCAAGCATACGTTTTTGGAAAGGCTCACTGCCTGGTGTTAAACCAGCATCGATCAATGTTTTTGCAAACTCTGAGTATTTCTGTGCTTCTGGGCCTTTATATATTTCTGCACCAGTAACAGCATCTACCAATGCATTTCCAACAACTACTGTTTTGGGCGCTTTCTCAACTTGTTTCTCAATAGCCTCAAGTCTTCTAGTTGTTAAGTTCATTTGGGCATCACGTTCTGGAGATGCTGGTTGTTGACTTAAGAGATCTAATTGAGTATTTAGTTGGGCAATTCTGTCGGAAATCAAAAGCTGTGGTGGGACTGCTTGTTGACGTTCACGATTAGCCGCTGCCGAACGCTGTTGGGCTTGAGCAATCTCACTTTGCGCTTTACGGGCATAGTCTGCCAAAGCAAAAGCACCTTGTTGGTCACCCATTTGGGCAAGCATCTTAGCCCCTTCAAGCATTGATGTAGGGTTTGTTTGATCAAGTCTGCCAATAATCTGTTGACGAGCAGAGATTATCTTCATTTGTGGGTCTTCTACACCCATCAAACTACCAATAGCATTACCTAATCCTTTAGCACCACCATAAATCATTGCCGTACCACGGGCTGATGGATTTAGTTTGGCAAGGTTAATGCCTTCATTTAGTGCGCTTATTCGTTGTTGCTCACCATACATTTCAGGTGTCAAACCAAATAGACCCGCTACCATATTTTCTGCCATGATAAATCCTTAATCAAATAAACCACCGAGGAATCTGCCAAATGTTGGAGATGCGCCCAGTCCACCCAGTAAAGAAGCATAAGGATTGGTCGTTGCCGCTTGACTTGTTGCCAACTCAGCACTCTGACCCGCACCAACCAAACCAAGTCGACCAACATTAGCACCCGCTTGTGCCGCTTGTTGACCAAGAGCAGAACCCATAGTCAATGGTTGTTGACCAAGAGCCTCAAGCCCTTGAACTTGTCCAGAAGCAGTTGTATAAGGCGCATAAGCCGCTTGCTGACCACCATAGTACTGACCCATTGTTTGAGCACCTTGACCAAGTAATCCCGCACCAAATTGAACCTGTTGTTGACCCGCTTGTTGAGCATTAGCCGCCAATTGAGCCTCTTGCATTGCACGAGCGTTATACAGAGCCTGTAACTCAGGAGTTGTAGCACCATAAGAGCCACCTTGAGCAACAGAAAGACCAGAACGACCTTGCTGTTGTAGTCTGTTTTGCAAGTTAGCCAACTCTAACTCTCTGCCTGGTTGCAACAAAGCCAACTGCTGATTTAAGTAATTCTGAGCAACAGATTGAGGGCTTTGAGCCAGATACTGATTACCAAGGTTAAACAAGGATTGAGCGCCTGTTTGCAAAGGAGCAAATTGTGCTTGAGCCTGTTCTGCTTGTGTTAGACCTTGATTCTGTAAAGCAACCAATCTATCTTGTTGTGCTTTAGCTTCAGGTGTTAAGGTATACCCTGCGCTAACCAATTGACCAGTTGCAGGATCAACTTTGAACTCAGAAGTACCAAATCTAGTTGTCATTCCAACAGGACGGAACTGTGCGGCTTGTTTAGCGGCAGCAGTCTCAGCTTCAATCATTGCTTGGGCTTTTTGAGCCGCTTCTCTAGCTGTTTGCTCTTGTAGTAATCCACCACCAAGAGTTAAACCTGTTGAAAGAAGACCTCCAAGAGAACCACCTAAAGATGATAAAGCACCAGAAGCCAAAGCACCACCAACAGTACTTGGTATTGCAGAACCTAAAAGACCGCCAGCAGTCGAGGCTACAGCGGGAGCGACAGTAGAAGCTACTGTGGGAGCAACGGCAGACGCAGCAGCAGGTGCAACTGTAGAAGCAACAGTAGGAGATACAGCCGCTACTTCTGGGGCTACTGCGGCAAGACTAGGAGCAGCACTTGATAGTAAACCACCAGTACCTGCCGCCGCAAACTCTGCCGCTGGCAATCCTAATGCGGCTGCCTCTGTAGCTGTTAAACCTAATCCTGCGGCTTCTGCGGCTGTTAAACCTGAAGCACCTGCACTGCCAACTCCTGTAGCACCAGTTGCCGCACCACCCAATAGACTTTGAGCACCAAGAGTACCCAATGCAAGAGCACCGATAGGAATTGCCGCTTTTACAATAGGATCACGGCTTGATGCACCTTGGGTAAAGAAACTAGGGTTTCCTTGTTCATCAAACTGAACACCATATCCAGTATTACCCTTACCCTCGTAAGTTCCACCAAAGAACTCACCTGTTTGTCGCGTTGTGTAGGTGTTAGGAACTGCTTGACCAGTTACCTTATTGCCATAGGTTTGCTCAGTTACAGTCTGATAAATTGGGTCACCCCAATCCTCGTAACCAACTATCTTTTGAACTTGTTGGGTTATAGGGCCAAACTGACTAATGTCTGTAATTCCTGTTTCAGCAAGAATTCGAGCCATGTCCTTAGTAGCTTGATCAGCACCAACACCACCTGACCATTGAGATGTGTTGCTTCTGGCTTGGATTTGTTTTACCAAGTTATCAATGATTGTTGCTTTATCTGTAGCCATAGTAGGTTGCTTTGCCATAGAAGGTTGCTGAACAACAGGTGTCTGAGCAAGAATTTGCTGAATACTAGGCTGTAAACCTGTGTCCTCGAAGTCTCTCAGGAAATTGTTTTCTCTTGCTCTAGCCATAATTTTTACTCCACTTTAGGGATTTGTGCTTCTGCTTGTTCTTTAATCTTAACAATCAAAGGCCAGACACCAGATTTAGCTGGCATCTCACCAAGAACATTTAAAATAAATTGGACTTCACTTTGTTCTAAATCTAAATTCATGCTTCACCCCAAGGCTTACCAGTAGCTTTTACAGGGTTTTTCTTCAACTCAATCTGAGCCGCCAAAGCAGACTCTGTAGCTTCTTTGTCTACGCTTTCCCATACCCAATTAAGGACTGTTGCTTCTGTGAGGGATGCGTAAGGAATTGTAGGAGTGCCTTCAGCCCATGAGACTGTTGCGTAGGCAGAGGCAGAGTGTTCTCCATCTACTGCTGTGCAAGTCCAATGGGCACAAAAAACGAACCCGTCTGCTGTTTTGCTATCAAGATTTGAGACTGACCAGTTGTATGTTGTCATGATTTTCCTTACAGGTTAGCGGCATCCAAACGTGCCTTGAGTGATTCAATGATTGCTTGTTGTTCTTGGATGGCTTTGACAAGACGAGCTTCTGTTTTGCTCCAACCTGTAATGGACATAATTTTTTCAGATGAATCGTCTGTTGAAATTACATCAGGATAAACCTGTTGTATTTCTTGTGCTATGAAACCAACCTGATGACCGCCACCATAAGACTCAATGTAGTCAAACTCAACAGGGCGCAAAGCCATAATGTTTGCAAGTTGTGATGGCAGCTCAGCAATATTTTCTTTCACCCGTTGATCAGACGTTGAACCAAACGCTGCTGTGTTTGCGCCATTAGCGGTGATTTTCCCGCAGTTTGCACTGCCATTGTTAATTTGGAACTGAATAAAGTTCTGTGATGTAGTTGAGTCGTTATCAAATTTGGTTACTAAAATAGCTTGATATGCGGTGTCTCCAGTAACGCTTGTAGTAGCGATAGGAGACTGCGCTGCGCTTCCTGCGGTAACAGCAAGTCTTCCACCAGCTGTCGTAGTCCCCACCAGCAAGTTGCCGCTTGAGTCTATACGGGCACGTTCTGTGTTGTTGGTAAAGAACCGCAAAGCATAAGAATTATCTGTTCCAACGTATCCACCACTAGCATCAGAACCAAAAACAGTTTGTACTGTTGATGAGTTAATTCTGAAAAAATTTGACGCATCACTAACTGAACCTACAACTAATCTGCTTGAGGGGCTTGTTTCTCCTATGCCCAACCGCCCACTAGCATCCAGAGTCATTGCCTGAGTAAAGGTAATGGCGTTTCCTGCTGTGCCTGATGGGGCGGTGAACCAAGAATGAACACCGCTATTTTGTTGATAACGACTAGCATTGTCAGATGTTACATACTTCCAATCAGACGAATCAAATATGGCGTTTGCTGTAACTCCTGTTAAATTTGAACTTGTTTGTCCAAACAAATTAGAGCCAGCCCTGCCAACAGAAACAGCTTTAAAAACAGAATTCCAAGCACTAGGAGTAACTCCCAAGCCTAGATTACCTGAGGAGTCGAGGCGCATACGCTCTGTACTTGCTGTACTAAAACCAAGCGTGTTGTCAGCAGCACGATAGATGGCGCAGTCAGCAGATGGCGCAGAACCATTAGCACGACCAATCCACGCTGTAGCAGTTATAATTCCAGCCACATCAAGTTTCTGGCTAGGACTACTTGTACCAATACCCAGACCTGTGCTGGTAAAGCGACCGACTTCAGAGCCTGCAATAGCCCATCGGTGGTAATCCAAGGACAAATTGTACTGCGTTGTAGAGCCACGACCACAAAATAAAGTTAAGTCAAAACTGTTTGTCGTTTGAATCCAGTTATCGCCAATAGCACCACCTGAAGTTGCAAAACGCAATTGACCAGTTCCACCAATCCCAAAATTAGTGCCATCAAACTGAAGCGCAGAACCGCTTGTAACAACCTTAGAGCCGTTTAAATACGCTACTCCGTTAGCAGTACCACCAGAGAGTGTTACGTTCCCAGAAGCGCTCAAAGTCGTAGCAGAGACAGCCGCAGGGGTAGTAGAACCTAAAGCCGCAGGAGATGCCCAATCAGCACCATCCAATGAGTCAACATTAAGGTTAGTCACCTTCGTAGTTGAAGCAACCACTAAAGGCGCTGTACCAGTAGCCAAGGTAGATGTAATAGCACCAGTAGCACTAATGGTAGTAAACGCACCAGTAGATGCTGTAGTTGCACCAATGGTTGTATCGTTGATAGTTCCACCAGTTATCGCAGCAGAAGCATTGTCTGTCTTCGTAGCAATAGCAGTAGCAATGTTATTGAACTCAGTATCAATCTCAGTACCACGAACAATCTTGAGTGGATCACCAGGTGTTAGATTGTCTTTAGTTGCAAAGTTAGTGCTTTTTGTGTAATTTGACAAGATTATTCTCCTTGTGTGAGTTTAATACTCACGAAATTTTGCCATTCTTAGATTGAATCTCAATCTTTTGAATTGACAACTGAGTGCCGTTAATTGTAGTTTCGTAACCAGTTTGAACAATCTTTCCCATACCAGAAGCATTCACATCCAATGTTCTGATAAGCACACCACTTGAATACTGAGCAACCCCATATTCAGCTATTCCATACTCAGAAATAGATTGTGTAGCAATGTTGGCGTTTGCAGACAGATAATTGGCTGCGAAGTCAAATCCCCACTTGATCGTCACAAACTGGTTTGAGCCACCAATGATGATTGTCTTGATTCTCTTGAGAACAGAGATCTGATTCTCATTGCCCAGATCAGCATGGTTCGTGTAGTACGCCATCCGATAAGTAGATGTGTTATCTAAGTAACCATCATACTTACCAATGTATCCAGTCTTACCAATGTACAAATCACCATTTCTAAGCGCATATAAAGACTTAGGAGTGATGGAATCCCACTTGGTTACTCTGTTAGACCCATCTTGCAATTGCATCTTTGTATCAAAACAATAGACTTGTGCTGAAGTAGGCAAAACCAACAGATAAAAAGCATTCTTCTCTGAGTAAACAGACTTGAGGTTAGCCAATGTCTCAACAGCCAAAGACCCAATTAAATCAGAACGAACATTCTTAGATATGTCTCTCAAAGGAGCAGACTTCTCTTGGATAGTCCTCATCAATGAACGAACACCAGAG